CGGAAGTGCAAGAGGGTCAAACCTCTGACTAGTCTTTCACTATATGGTTCTTCCATATAATGAGATTATTCTAGCTGCAGAGGGTTCCTTTAGATTCACCTTAAGAGTGTAATCAAGAGCCCACTGCCATTTCAGACACAGGCCATCAGCGCATCGTCTAGATGTTGATGTCTAAAGGAGATCTTGCTGAACCGTCCCGGTTGAGACTTAAAGTCATCTAACTTGTTCTTTCAAAACTGAGAGAACCACGTTTTCTGGCTTTCATTATCAATCGGAGAAGTTTAAAAGAATCATCCATCATAAGCTTTCTCTCAGGAGAAAGTTTAAAGAAGTTGAATTCTCTTAATAACTGCTCTAATGAGTCGACAAAGGAAACTAACTCTTCGAAAGAGAGAGTATCCAAATCGACCATTTTGACCTTATCTAGAAATCTAGTACCAGGTCAAAATAGAGTCTGAAGTTCAGATTCGGTGAAAGCAGGTGCAGTGATCCCAGGACCTATAAGGACAGAGAACTCTCTAAAACTATTCTTACGAGCATGCTCTAAAGAATCGTATAAAGAGACAACCCTGTCTTCTAGGTAACCCCGGGCAGCAGCCTGATTTAACTGAAATAAGCGGCCTAGTTTCTCGACCTCTAGCTTAGGTGTAGGTAAAGCTTGATTACAAGCTACCAAACCAACTAGATGTTCTAAGAAACTAATTCTTACATTAGCTATGATCCGTCCTCCTATAAAACGAACAGGATTCTTAATATCAACTAAGAAATCACTGAACGTCTTAAATGACATTAGACCCTTATTAATTTGCAAACCAGCAAAACTAATGAGGGAATAAGCATAAGAAGGAACCGGACCTCACTGAGGACCTACGATTGCCTTAAAGGCTCTCAACGGCGCCTTAACATGGCGGCGGGACACAATATCCGCTGCTATGCAAGAGCGACCGATGAGCGAATCGAAAGAACGAAACATCCGTCAAGAGAAAGCAGAAACTTCTGTATCTCCGATGGAAACTCGTTTTGCAAATTCAATCACAGGGCGATCAGGAGCGAGCAAGGATTTTGACTTGTTACACTTAACATCCAAGGAGCCTTCCATTAAATTAATATAATGATCGGCCACCTGTTTGTCAAAGATAACAATATCATCTCCAAGCACTTCATAATTCTCATACCATTTATTTACACCATATAAATCAATATTTATATATTGTAAAATAAGATGATGGCAGAGATTAAGCATAGCTCATGAAGAATAAGCACCCATTGGTTGACCTACGGAGTATTTAAGCTTTTGAGCAGAGATCTTTTCTTTCGAAGAAAGCTCTTGCTCTTTA